TAATTATAAAGGATATGGTTATGTAGAAAAGTCTTCACAAGCAATTAAGCATAATGAGCGAGCATCTAAATTAAACAAAATCAAAAAATATGCAAGACAGCGTATGGACAGACTAACTTATTTAGCAACATCTCTAAAAAATTTATCAGATATTTTAATTTCTATTCAACGATCAAAGGGGTTACGTAATGGATGAATCTATGTCACCTAAACAAATCAAGCAAATGATAGCCATGCTAAAACAAATGCTGCCAGAAGATAATGATGAAGTTGTTGAGGAAGAACCTGTAAAACAAAATCCTATTAAAAATAGATCCTCCAGAAGACCACAACAAACAGAAAATAAATTTGATCAAATGATGGAAGCTCATCTTCATAAAGAAGATATAGCCATTGACCAAAAACTCAAAAAGTTTGATCCTACTCCAAGAGTGAGATCTTTTGATCCTATTAATGTAGTATGCAGAGTATGTGGTAAAAAAGAGTCGATCAACCCCTCTCTACTACAAGATACTGTAGAACGATACAAATGTAATAATTGTGCTAGGAGTGCTGGATAATGATTTTGTGTGATACTGCTGCTGAACGAGCAGTCTTGGCTGGTATCTGTAAATATGGTGAAGATGCGTACTTAGACATCGCAGATATTATTCAAGATACTTCTTTTACTGTAGACAGCAATAAGACTATATATCAATGTATTAAAAACATCTTTGATAAAGAACAGTCTATTAATATAGATGTGGCTTCTATATTTTCGTCGGCTCAAGAGATAGGACTATCTCACGCCTTTGATAAAAAAGATGAAGCACAACATCTGAAAGCTGTGCTTGATTTTCCTGTCAATCTAGAAAATGTAAGAAAGTTTGCAGCTAAAGTTAGAAAATTAGAAATAGCTAGATTATTAAGAGGTCAACTAGGAGAAGCACAAGATAAAATATTAGATGTTACAGGTAACGAATCTATAGGTTCTATCCTTAGTCTAGCAGAAGATACTATCTTTGATTTTACAAATTTACTCAATGATGTAGATAATAATCCCGTAGCTATTGGCTCGGAATTAGATGAATACCTTGATGATCTCATTAATAATAAAGTGGATCAGGTTGGTATACCAACGGGCTTTCCAGTATATGATCAGGCTATTGGGGGAGGATTGAGACGCAGCACTGTTAATGTTATTGCTGCTAGACCTAAAACAGGTAAAACTTTATTGTCTGATAATATGGGTTTTCATATTGCTAATAAGTTACAGATTCCTGTATTGAATATGGACACAGAGATGACCAAGGAAGATCATATTAACAGAATTTTAGCTATGATGACAGAAATTGAAATCAATCATATCGAAACAGGTAAATTCGCTGAAACCCCTACTAAATCAATCAAAGTTAGTGAGGCTGTAGAGTCATTAAAAAAGACTAATCTTTATTATAAATCTATTGCAGGCAAGGGGTTTGAAGATCAATTATCTATCATGCGTAGATGGTTATTAAAAGAAGTAGGACTAAATGAAGATGGTACAGCAAAAGACTGTGTAATATTTTATGATTATTTAAAACTCATGGATACCCAAGGTATGAGCCAAGACATGAAAGAATATCAGGTACTTGGTTTCATGATGACTCAGTTACATAACTTTGCAACCAAATACAAAGTTCCTATCGTTGCATTCATCCAGCTAAATAGAGATGGTATAACAAAAGAAACTACGGACACAGCCAGTGGTAGTGATAGAATTATTTGGCTATGTAGCAACTTCAGTATTTTTAAACGTAAGACACCAGAAGAAATTGCTGAAGACGGACCAGATAATGGTAATCGTAAATTAGTTCCTTTGATTAGTAGACATGGTGGAGGTCTTGATGACAACGATTATGTAAATTGTCACATGAAAGGCTGGTGTGCTAAAATTACCGAAGGTAAAACTAAGTTAGAATTAATGAGTAATAATAGTAATAAAGATGATGGTTTTATTGTAGAGGACGCAAATGCTAATGACCAAGAAATCCCGTTTGAATGATCAGGCTAAATTAAAAGTAGTCTGTGATGAACTTTGTGATAATATAGAAGAACTTTTCGATCACTTTGATTTAGAATATAAAGATCATGGTAAGATGATAAGTATGGCTTGTCCTATTCACGAAGGTGATAATGAGGGTGCATTAAATCTATATGTGCAAGGAGACAACTATAGAGGCAATTGGAAATGTAGAACGCAAGGATGCGAAAAATGTTTTAAAGGATCTATTATAGGTTTTGTTAGAGGGTTGCTATCTAATAGAAAATATCAGTGGACTCAGGAAGGTGATAAGACTGCAAGTTTTAAAGAGACTATAGATTTTATCACTTCTTTCTTAAAGAAAGATTTAAATGATATTAAGGTATCTAAAGTAGCTAGGAATAAAAGCAAATTCACAAATGTTATTAGTCATGTAAAAAATACTAGCAAAGTCAGTACAGAGAATTGTTTAACTAGAGATAAAATACGTCCGCTGCTAAAAATACCATCTCAATATTATATTGATCGCAATTTTTCTAAAGAAATATTAGATAAGTATGATGTTGGATTATGTGACAACCCTAATAGGGAGATGTCTAATAGGGTCGTGGTTCCTATCTATGATATAGATTACAATTATATGATCGGTTGTACAGGTAGAAGTGTATTTGATAAATGTGATAAATGTGGTACTTTTCATAGTCCTGACAAGGATTGTCCAGAAGACCATAGGAAATATCTGTATTCTAAATGGAAACATAGTGCTAATTTTAAAAGTCAAAATTCTTTATACAATTATTGGTTTGCTCAAAAACATATACAAGAAACAGGCATAGTAATTTTAGTAGAAAGTCCTGGAAATGTATGGAAGTTGGAAGAAAACGGCATACATAATAGCGTTGGTATTTTTGGGTCTGCACTTAGTGATAGACAAAAGATTATGTTAGACTCTTCTGGGGCTATGACTATAATAGTATTGACTGATAATGATGAAGCAGGAAGAAAAGCTGCATTACAAATTAAAGAAAAATGTCAAAATACTTACAGAATATTCGTACCAGAAATATCTAAAGCCGATGTAGCAGAAATGGACTCTGCTGAAATAAATAATCAAATAAAAGAATATATAAAAGGTGTTATATGATTATAGCTTTTGCTGGAAGAAAACAGTCAGGTAAAACTAGTTCCTGTGAATTTGTAAAAAATCTTTTTGAAACCAGTAATTTAGGTCAAAGTAAAATTTATAATTTTGCTGACCCACTTAAACAAGTATGTATTGATATTTTAGGACTAACATATGATCAGTGTTATGGTACAGACGAAAATAAAAATGAGCTTGTAGATTGCTATTGGCCAGGAATCGATGAGCAAATGACTGCCAGAGAAGTGATGCAACATCTCGGTACGGATATGTTTAGAAGATTGCAACAGAATGTTTGGTCAGCAGCTACTATCAGATTAATAGAAAAAGAAAAACCGGATATTGCTCTCATAGCTGATTGTAGATTTCCTAACGAGGTCGATGCTGTTAAAAAGGCTGGTGGTATAGTAATTAAATTAAATAGAAACCTTTACGAATCAACTCATACTAGCGAGATAGCACTTGATGATAATCTGTATGACCAATCGAATTTTGATCTAGTTATAGACAATCAAGACTCGAATTTGTCTAAGAAAAATAAAACAATATATAATTTTCTCATAGAGAAGGCGGTGCTATCATAATAGTCACATATATTCGTAGTAGCTCTTATGGCACTCATAGCATGTGTCCTATGCAATATTTTATAGAATATAATTTAGGACAAAGATCTCCCTCTAATAAAAAAGCAGATAAAGGTACTATTGTCCATAAGGTGCTGGAGATATTGGCATTTATTAAACTTAATCAACAAAACAACAACAGGTATTTTGAGGATGATATTATAGGCCCTGTTGATATTACTAATTATAGTCTTAATACTATCAATGAACAAGTATATAATTATTATACATCTCAGTTTACCCATCACAAATGGACAGACAGAGACTTTAAGGATTGTGACAAATGGGTTTACAAAGCTATAGAATATGGCGATGGTATGTTTGATCCTCGAAACAGAGAGATCGTCGAACCTGAACAACATTTTGATATTACCATTGATAAGCCTTGGGCTAAATATAGCTATGATACTAAAGAAGGACATTTAGAAGGTCAACTATCTATTAAAGGCACG